ACTTTGAGATGGAGATTCACAATCGTATGAACCCAGAAGATTACACCAAGACCCTCTTACACGAGCTGTGGCACATTTATCAGCACGTACAGGGTGATTTAAAGGATAAGCGTAGTCAGCGTCTGTGGAAGGGTGTAGACCACTCTAAGACAGACTATGAAGACCAACCCTGGGAAGTGGAAGCACACAAGATGGAGGATATATTATTTGAACAGTACTCTCATTATCTCACTCAATCCAATCTATCATTATGAAAACTGCCATTAAAACTGAATTCGTTTGTGTTAAACCACGTTCAACATTAGCCCAAGATAGGTTTGAAAATTGTATGGATAGGTTACATTCTTGTCGTGTAATTAAACGTAAGCATGGTAAGATGATGCTTGAATCTATTTCTAATCGTTATTCATTTGAGATGTTTGAGGGTGCTGATGACCATTGGGAAATTATTACCTAAATATCGTGATGATTGAACTTATTCTTGCCACTGCCCTTACTTGTTCTGAAGCACAGGACTTAATTGTTGATTTGAATAAATCAAGAATGGAGTTTAAAGAGGATATTATTGAAACTATTAAAGTAAACACTGAACCAGGATGTTATGAAGGATCAGAACACAATTCTTGATGATGAATCGCCAGATCAAAAATGGAACCGTGGATTGGATTTGTATATAGAATCAGTACATAAACCAGATAATCAGTTACGTTCGTGTGCTCATAACCAGAAATGTTATAATGAGTTAATGGATGTAAGAGAACAGGTATTAGCGTATCTCAAGACAATAAGAAGATGAGTATAAACTCGTAGGCATTTATTTTTGTAAAACCGAACCTGTTTTGTGTTGCTTTCCTGACTAAATAGATATAGAATTGGAGAACAAGATGTAACCAAACCTTTCTTGGTTATGGTGTTCAATTGTACAAAATGGAGGTCATCAATGCACAACCTAGTATCCTATAATCAATTAGCGGGTTGGAAAACTAAAATGGAAGATATAGAACAAGACCACGAATCCGCAGTAAATGATTATTTTCAGTGCCTCATAGAGTGTGATGACACGTCAAGCACATGTAAACGAATCTGTAAGGAGGTTCTAGTTTAACAATTAGTCCAAGATAAACAAATAACCCTGTTGACATTCTGTTGACGGGGTTTTATAATGTTCGTGTAAGTATTCATAATATGAACGAAGAATTTCTTGAGCTATTAAAGAAGTATGCGTATAAGAAAGGTGAATTCACTCTTTCTTCGGGTAAGACAAGTGAACATTATGTAAACTGTAAACCAGTAACATTAACTGGTAGAGGACTTACTCTTGTTTCGATGATGTTATTAGAGCACGTTAATACTCAAGTAGTAGCAGGTCTTACTCTTGGTGCTGATCCTTTAGTATCTGGTGTGGCAGTTTGTTCTGCTTTAGATGGTAGGATGGTTAATGCATTGATTGTCAGGAAAGAACCTAAAGGTCATGGTACAGAAGCATGGATAGAAGGATTACTGCCACCAGAAGGAACTAAGATAACAGTATTGGAGGATGTAGTAACAACTGGGGGTAGTGCTATTAAAGCAGTAGAGAAGTTACGTGATGCTGGTTATGTGGTTGAAAGAGTTGTTGCTATCTTAGATAGACAAGAAGGTGGTAAAGGTGCTATGATAGAAGCAAATCTAGAACTGATTAGTTTATTTCAACTACCAGAACTAGTAGGAAAGTTCTTATAACTTATGCCACGGATGAATAATGAAACTAAATTGTTATTTGCCATCGAGCATATACTTCACCTTGAAGATTTGATTGAAGGTAATGAATGGGAGATACATCTTCAGAGATCATTATCTTCATTCAAATGTGAGATTGAGCGTCAACTTCACAACGAACAAACTAAAAGAGGTACTTTAAATGACAACTAGAACATTTACCAAAACAGATAAGAAAGGTCGTGAAGAAACCTGGGAATGGGAAGAAACTCCTGAACTATTAGCAGCACTAGAACAGTTGAGCAAATCAACACAGGTTGTCAAAGACCTTAAATCAGGGTATAATAAATAAAGTGAATTCGTAAGGATTATTTCATGGCATCGTATCAAGTAACAGTAATAGACGCTGAAGGAACTGAGACTACTGTAGCAGTTAATGACGATCAATATATCCTTGATGCAATAGAAGAGGATGGTGTTGATGCTCCTTATTCATGTAGGGCAGGTGCGTGTTCATCGTGTGCAGGTAAAATCCTTTCAGGTGAGGTAGATCAAGAGGAACAATCATTCCTTGATGATGACCAATTAGAAGCAGGATTTGTTCTTACTTGTGTTGCATATCCCAAGTCTGATTGTAAGATTGAATTAGGACAGGAAGAGAAACTATACTAAATAGTCTCTTGGACAGTTAGAGTTAATTGATTTGAAGGACAAGAAGGCAGCAAAGAAAATTATTAGACTTGCAAAGGAGCATCCTGGGTGGTACACTAAAGAGGATGTAAGATTCGCCAAAATGGTTAAGAGGCGTATCAAACAAGAGAAACAAGCAAAGCAAAGTGAATCTGAATTATGACAAATAAAGAGAACTCCCTTGGACATTTGGAAGCATGGTTAAATGATGCTCTTCATTCTGATTCTACGTCTAAGGAAGTTTATGATACAATTGTGGATACAGTTAAGGATGAGATTGAGTATCATCAACGATGCTTAAAGCGTTCTCAAGGTTTGTTGGTGATGCTTAAGGGTAATCTCTCAGCATTATATGATACTGATCCTTGGAACCCTGCAAAGGATGATGAACCATTTGAAGAGACCCTTAAAAGAGAGGGTTATGAATACACTCCTAATACCTCTCCTGACATACCACATAGATATTGAGAAGTGTTACTACATAATAAAGAGAGTATTAAGATTATAGATATAGTACAATACTTATGTTAGTATTACAACACAATCTTATTTAAACCTATGTTTAACCTCGACGAACGCTATCATTCTTACTTAAACAGTAGCAAGAGGATGCGAATTGATGGAGGTGCAGAAAGAGTTAAAGCATATGGTTATACGGATAATGGTAAAGAAATAACAGGGCATTATGTTGTCACAGATAATTATAAGTTGTATTATGATAAGGAAGCAGTATTTTTAAAGTTGGAACCGATTGAGGAAGTGGCACAGGAAGTTGCATAAGCATTCATTTTCGTGCTATTGTACCTACATAATTAAAAAATCAAATGAAAATCGCACTCGCTGCCCTTGTTGCTCTTAGTGCTTGTACTCCAGCAATAGCAGGTGAGTCACAAGCAGGATGGTCTAATGAACGTACTTGCTTTAGGAGTGAGTATAGAGAAGAATATGTACCAGGAACAGAGAATAGTCCTGGTTATGTAAAGTCGTGGAAGGATACTGTTGAAGTTCCTTGTGATGATTATCCCGTGCAAACTGATCCTTATCCAGATGTAAGTAGAAGGTCTAGTGGAACATATCGTAGACATGTTACCGTGTATGAAAATGTAGACACTAATGATTGTTCTGATGGAACTGTAGCAGGTGCATTATTAGGTGGTGGTCTAGCAGGGTTTGGATCTCGTGGAAAAGATCGTTGGTGGGCAATTCCTTCTGGCGTAATTGGTGGTGCTATGCTAGGATGTGCAGTAGATGGAGGTTAATCCAATGAGTGAAGACAATCAACCCGTGAATGATACCGATCAAATGATTGAAGAGTTTATTGCCGAATGTGAAAGAGAAGCAGCAAAACTTGAAATAACCGTGGATTATTATCTTGCGGAATTTGTCTAACTATGTTAAACTATTGAGGTACTGTACTACATACAATGGCACAGAAATACTTGTACATCATTGATCATTATATTCCATTTCCTCAATCAGAATATGGTGGAGTGTGGAATGTAGTTGCTGAGAGTGATAGTGAATGTTTTGATTTAATTGTTGAACGTGATAGCCATGAGGATTATCGTTCATATTATACTCATTTAAAGGAGAACATTCTTAACAGTCGTTGTTTTAAACTCAGTGATGAACAAGAATCCCGTGTTATTGAAGAATTTACTACTTAAGAACTATGTCTGAAGAAAAACTGTATCGTCTTGAAGAATTAAGTACTAATGATTGGCACTTAGTAAGTGACACATCACAAGGTATGACTAAGGAGCAATGTGATGCTATGCTTCGTGAATGTTTGGATAATGGTATTGCACCTAATAGATTAAGAGTAAGGATAGAAGGTGGACCTATTGCTAGTGAATGGTGATGCCAGAACCTTATATTCCAAAGGTTAATGATTATGTTATATGGGATAAAGGGGAGTTTGGTAAGGATGAGGGATGGGTTTATTTCTATGATGAGGCATATATCACCATAGAAACTGGTATAAGACCACGCCCTGATGCTGAATGTGAAGGCAGTAAGCATCATTTTATTCATACATTATTGTTGTGCCATAATCAATTTTGGCATCAATTAGAGTATGTAAAAACACGCAAACATGCTGAACCTTGTCATTATTCAGAGTGTGATAATTAGGGGTCGTCTAAAGTGTATTATCAATATAATTATCTCTTAAAAATATGAGACCCGCTGAAGTACTTAAACGCATGAAAGAATTGAAGGAAATCTGGAGCAAGCAAAACTTTAGATTTACTAATGAGCAAAAAGCAGAGTATGCTAATTTGCTTAAATTACGTCATGAAAGAGTTAAGTATATGCATGATAATGGAATGGTTTTTAAAGGACCAAATAAGAAAGTAGTTGAAACTTCTAAATAATTAAAAACTATTTTCTGATGAAATCTTTTCAGCAATTTATTACTGAAGCATATGATCCTGAAGTTCAGGGTAGATCCCAGATCCGCAAACAAGGTGAAGGTGGAAGAGTAGGTGCTGAAAGAAAGAAAACAGACCCAGAAAAACGTAGGACTAAAGCAGCAGGTGGTGGTAAAACTTCACCTGCTAAAGATTATAAACCACGTAAAGATATTGGTACTCAAAGACCAAGATCTACACGTGAGCAACAACCAGAAAAAGAAAGAGGTAGTTCTGCACTATCTGCTAAAGAAGCACAAAAGAAAGCATATAGAGAACGTAAGGCAAGGGAATCTAGTGGTGCTGGTGCTCGTACAGATCTTAAGGGATCTTCAACTCAAACATCTAAGGATAAAGAGAAAGTAGCATCAAATCTTCTTACGCAGAAGAGTAAACCAAAGACTGACCCTAAGTATAAACCACAAAAGGCATCTGGGCATACTGCTTCTGAACGTAAATCAATTACTAGAAAGGGTGAAAGAGTCTTACGTGACCTTAGATTAAAGAATCTAGGTAAAAAGAAAGAGAGTGAACTAAAGCATCCCATTAGTTCTAGTGGGTATAAGGGGTATAAGAAGAAAGATTAGGGGTCGTGTAAACTGTTCCCATAATACAGAATGATTTTTTATGATGACTCCTGAACAAATGGAGAGATTTAAACAACTCTATGAAGAGATGTACTCTCTTTGTGGTGGAAGTGATCCCTTTTCATATGCAAGGGCAAGAGAAATATACATGGCAGCAACTTTAGGTCATAAGGTAGCAGACACATATTCTGGTGCTGATGCTTATGATGGTGATATACCTGTAGAATATAAATCAACCATTGCCAAAAGTATCAATGCAACCTATAATGGTATTAGTGTTCAAGATACTCTGGAGGAACAGGAAAGATATATTATAGAGGATAAGATTGGTAAGTATCCATATCATTACTATGCACGTTTTTCTGATGGTAAGGTAGTGGAAGCATGGAAACTTACTGGTGAGAAAGTATTAGAAATACTACTTCCTAAGATTAAGAAACAGTATCCTAAAAAGAAGAATGGTAATGCTAAAGACCCTAGAATTGGTGTCACAGTATCACAGAAAGAGATTAAAGAAAATGGAGAAAGAATCATGTAGTTGACTTATTCTCCATTTTATACTATACTGTTAAAACTATTCTACTCCCATGATTAACATTCTAACCTTAGCACAACAAATTAAATCTGGTGAATATCCTAGAGAAGATGTTAATATTGAGCAGTTCTTTGATGAGGATGGAAATCCTCTTAGAGAAACTCGTATTCAGGTAAGGGATCAAGACCGAGACATTGATAGGATTGCTCGTGCTGTTGATAAGATGGTAGCATCGGGTGATACTAGCAAACTTGAGGATCTTACTCTCATCAAGTTCCCTTTTGATATTAAAAATCTTCTTAATGGCAGTCATACTGCTGAGATGATATTAAAATTGAAGCAAAGGGGTGTTAAATTACCACAAACAAAGGGTTGTGTTGTTGATTTTCAAAAAGACTTAGGAGGTAAGTATTCTAATGCTTTGGCACTTGGTAATAAACTCAATGAAATAGAAGTAGAGAAGGGTGATATTCAAGATAATGACATTAAAAAGCATCTTTTTCAAATACTTGATGAAAGGATTCAAGATGGTTTAGAAGCAAAACTAACTGATGCTGAAAAGGATGAGTTTACTAAGTTATATCCTCGTATCTCAAAAGCAACCATTGGTCAATGGATTTCATACAGAGATGATGTTGGAGGTCGTAGAGATCCTTTAATCACTTATACTGCTGGTGAATTGCAGACACAAAAGACTGCATTAGAGAACCTTACACAATATAAGGATTATGTTGTTCTAGAACCAAGAACATTATCAGCAGCATTAGAAACTGGTGTTGAACAAGCATTTCGTAGGATGAAAGAGTTCAATAAAAGAAAGTGTCTAGTTGTTTTGTATTGTAAAACACGTGCAATGCAAGATTCATGGGAGAATGGTCAGGAAGAGACGATTCAAGATGAATATGTATCTCTTTCAGAGTATTATAATGTTACAATAGAATATCAAATGCTCAGATATGAATGATTAAGAAGATTGATAGTGGGAAATTATTATATTCTGAGGGAAATAATGATGAATGTTATACACCTTATTATGGTGTAATTCCTATTCTTAAGTATATCCCAAAGGATGCTATTGTATGGTGTCCATTTGATACTAAAGAAAGTGAGTTCGTGAAACAAATCCCTAATAATGTTTACTCACATATTAACACTGGACAGGATTTCTTTACCTATGAACCTGATAATTGGGATGTGATAGTTTCTAATCCACCATTTACAGATAAGCGTAAATTCTTTGAGCGAGCACTATCATTTAATAAACCATTTGCATTAATTATGACTAATGCTTGGTTGAATGATAGCGCACCTAAGCAGTTATTTAAAGACAAGGACTTACAATTGTTAATGTTTGATAAGAGAATGATGTTTAACAGTCCAGATGGTAGACCCAATGATAAGATTACATTTAGTAGCAGTTATTATTGTTGGAACTTTCTACCTAAGCAAATTATTATGGAGGAATTGTTTATTACTGAATCACAAGCACGATTGCCTTTATAATTAGGGGTCGTCTAAAGTGTTCCCTTATTGAACCCTAGAAGCGTCTGTAAGACGTTTCAATTGATTTTATGTATGGTTTATTAAAATGATTCAATTGCGTCCACATCAGGCACGTATTGTTGATAGTATGACCACCAATCCTAAAGGGCAAGTAATAGTCCCTACAGGAGGTGGTAAGACTTTGTGTATGATTAAGGATGCAGAAAGATTGTTTAATAGTGGAAATAAATGGGGATTTCTTCTCAAGAAAGCAGATAGAAAGACTATTGTAGTTGTGTCCCCACGTATTCTATTAGCACAACAACATTCTGAAGAGTTTGAAGAGTATTTAAAACTCAATCCTATGCTCCAAAGAAGAGTATTACATGTACATAGTGGCAGAGTTAATCATACTTCAACTACAAATCCTGATTCAATTCGTGAATGGAATGATAAGAACAATAAGTTTAATAAGTTAATCTTTACGACTTATCATTCCTTGCATAGAGTACAAGAGTCTGGCATAAATGTAGACACAGTATACTTTGATGAGGCACATAATAGTGTTCAGAGACATTTTTTCCCTGCTACTGAATATTATGCAGGTTTAGATAATGTTCGCTGCTATTTCTTTACTGCGACTCCTAAGTATAACAAATCTGTCGAATCTCCTAGTATGGATGATGACGAGATTTACGGCACCGAAATAGAAAGAATTGAAGCACAAGAACTTATCAATAATGGTTACATATTA